AGAGCGGACCCTGCTGGAGTTTCACAAGGAAGGGCAGGTCAAAGGCTGGAGCTGGAATACAGAGTTTGCCTACCAGTTCAACAAGGACAGCTCGACCAACAAGATCAAGGTGCCTGAGTCTGTAGTGCGGTTCTCAATGGACCCCTACGAGTACGCCGGTCGGTTCCAACTGCGTGGTCAGTTTGTCTACGACCGCGACAACAGAACGACAATCCTCGGGACTGACATTGACCACCTGCACGCCGACGTCATCTTTTTGCTGCCGTGGGATGAAGTGCCGGAGGCGTACAACCGCTGGGTGACAATCCGATCTGCGCGCGTGTTTTCCAACCGCGTGCTCGGCTCAGATGCCCTTTACAAGTACACCGTCGAAGACGAGCAAGACGCCAAGGCAACGCTTGAGCGGATGGAACAGCAGGTCGAGCAGGCCAACATCCTGACTGACGGCCGGAATTACTACCCCTTCCCGACGTATCAGCCAGCAGCTGGCCTGGCGACTCGTCGCATTAGCTCTGGCCTGCGTCTCTGATG